ACCTGGATTCAGGTGTGGGTATGCCAGTATCTCCCAATGGCAACTCTTTACTTACCAGGCTTGGAAATTCTGAGACTTCAGTTACTAGAGAAGAAATAGCACAAGCTGCCGAGCAAATGCAAAAGCTCGGCATTAGATTTTAAATAGGAGAAACACATGGCATCAGGAAACACGATTACTGATTCTCTTCAGGATTCACTTCCCTCAATGATAGCTTCAGCTCGAATTGTGAGAGAGTTTGCAGGAGTAATGCCTAACCTTGTTGACCGACAAAGGTTAGATGAAAACACAGGTACTGTCTGGAATGAAGTTGCAATGTCAAAATTGTCAGCTCAGGCAGTTTCTGAAAATACAGAACTAGACAACCCACAACAAATGGAAGATACCCTCATGAGTATCACTCCTACAGTTATCGGTGTACATACTGTTATAACTGACAGGGTTGCTTTAAGAATTAGTGCGAATGCTTATGCCCAAACAGGGTCATTGGCACAGAACGCTATTGAAAGAAAGAAAGACGAAGATGGACTTGCTGCTATCGATGGAGCTACTACAGCTCTTGGTGGAGCAAATGCATTGGACTCAGGTGAAGTTGCTGCTGCAGCTTACAGGATAACTTCTAACACAACAGAACCAGCTCCTGCTAATGCTCCAATCAATGCAGTATTTCATGGATTTTCTTTAAAAGATATCGATGATGAATTGATTAATGCAGGTATCGACCAAACAGGTGGNGCACCACTAACTATGGGTGTAGCTGTAGAGGCTTACCAAAACAGATACAGAGGAACTATTGCNGGTGCAAGACTTTATGAAGATGGCAACTTAACCATCGCATCAAACCTTGCTAAAGGTGGAGTTTTCTCTCAGATGGCTTTGGTATTNGTAGAAGGTCGATCACCTTACATCGAGACTAAGAGATTACCTGAACTTGGTGGTGGAGCTACAGCAATGTATCACTATGACGAGTACGCATATGGTGAGCGTGGTTCAGGAAACTGGCTATACGAAGTACAGGCAGACGCAACAGCACCAACCAGCTAATGAATGACAGAAGAAGGACTTGGTCTTCAGAACGTGGACCAATTCCNAAAGGATGGATCGTTCATAACATGAACGGCAATATGGGGGATAACAGGTTAGAGAATCTAGCTTGTATCCCTCGTAAAACAGAACACATAAATGAAGTTATCGCTCCCTACAGGGAACGAATAAGACAACTAGAGCTAAAGCTCGAGGAGAAATAGATGGCTACAGTACAGGGAAGTAATGGAAGAATTGAAATATTTGAAGATTTTTTTGGTGGCGAAGACATAGTTGCTAATACAGCAGCTACAAGATCATTTGGTGGTTCAGGACTAAGAGTGCTTGGTCAAGGAATTGCTGAGACAGACTCAGGAATTACAGTCGGTGAAACTGATGGTAATAACGGAGTCGGAATTCTAACTACTACTGACGAAGCTAACCACTCTTGTGGTGTTGCTACATCACAGGGATTTGTAGTTGGGAAAATGGGAACAATAGTAGCTGAATGTAGAGTTCAGTTCCCTGATCTAGACACTAAAGAGTTTTACTTTGGATTGACAGACGAGAATGTCGATGCTGAAAACTTGGAAGGTTCTACTATTCATGGAGCTTCTACAACTATCACTCTTACTGCTGCAAACCTTTGTGGATTTTTGTTTTCTGCTGAACTAACAGATGACGAAGACTGGCACATGGTTTACAACGGAGGAACAACTACTGGAGAAACAACATCAACAAATATTGATGCTGACGTAGATGCAGTAGCTGCTGAGTACGACATCATCAGAGTTGAAGTTGCAATCAATGGAACTGCTAGATGGTACATCAATGGTGTGCTTAAGCAGACTGTAGAAAATGCTGTATCAACTACTGCTGAACTCGCTGTTATCGCAATGGTAGAAGCCAAAGGCGCAGCTATTGAATATGCATGGATTGATTACATTTCAATTTCAGCAAACCGAGACTTCACTAAGTAGGAGAGTAAATGGTTTCCAGGATTGAATTAACTCAAGCCGAAATCATGGGTCATGAGCCTTGTTATTACATTTCAGAGATGAATAAACAGGCTCATGATTCTTCAGGTTTCAGAAGATTTCAAACAATAACTGTTATTAGAAATGACAGGAAAGTGAAATTTGAAAGAGACATTGGAGACTCAAGATTATTCGGTGAACAATTTCAATTAGTCTGTGGAGTTCCAGATGGTAAGGGTGGTGGCGAAGCACTATATACAGTAGATGAGGCTATGAGAATGGCTCAAACCATGAACCTCAAGCCCCCTGAAATGTCTCAAAGAAAGCCAAGAGATTTGAGACAAATGTATTTGGACAACATAGAAGAAAGAAATAAAAGGAAAAAGGGGTTGAGTGTATTTGGCCCTAAATTCAAAAAGGAGCGAACCTGATGGTACAAAACAATGAAGTATCTATCCAAGAACAGTTAAGAGATGCAGAGGTTGCAGAAGAGCCTGGAAATATTAAGGCTGGGTCTGTGGTTGGTAATTCAAATGGAATGACTATGAGTGCATCAGAGCTTAATAGTGCAGGATGGGTATATGTCTACGATACCTTCACAGGAGATCGCTCAATAGTTAACAGGAATATGTTGCCACAACAATTACAGAAAAGACGAGAAAACGGCTCATATGTATTTACTACTACTAAACCTGAAAAAGAAAAATTACATGGAACTATCAAGTGTCTTTTGCATGAGACAGATCCTAACAGAGAGCTTTATGACTCATGGGGTCTTGCCTACTGCACTAAAGATAACTTAACAGCCTCTCATGATTTGAGAGTCCATATGGAAAAACGCCACAGAAGAGAATGGGCAACCATCGATGGCGAGAACAGAGCAAAAGAAAAAGAAGAAGAAAAAGCTAAAGACAACTTGTTAGCTGAGGCTATCAAGGAACTCGCAGCTTCAAATAGAGCAAGCAATAACAGGAGAACTAATAATGGCGAAAAATAATTTTTCTCCCATACCCAATTCGTTAGTGACTCATGCTGTAACGACTTCAGCAACATCGCTGACTGTACCTGACCAAGCTAACTACGCCGAAGGTTATGTCAGAACTAATAGCGTAACCGAATTACGCAGTGGTTCTACTCCAGCTAACGATACAGGTAGAACTTGGGCAGCAGGAGACATAATAGTTTTAAGATCAAGAGATGAATGTGTGAAATTCCAAGTAATCAGGCAGAACGATTCCAACGCTGCCACCATAGACTTTGAGTTTTGGAATAAAGTGCCAGGTATGAACTAATGGCAGGGATACTATTACCAGGAAGTGCTAGAGGGGGAACTGGAGACATCGAGGGCGTAACAGCAGGAGATGGATTGTCAGGTGGTGGGACTAGTGGTTCTGTAACGCTTAATTTAGATTTATCTGGACTAAGTGATGTCACCCCTGCAAATGGTGACAAATTAGCAACGATAGATTCAGATGGTGCTAACGAACAACTTACAACTGTAGCAAGTTTAGCCACTTTATTTGCAGGAGATGGACTAACAGCTTCCAGTTCTGTATTGGCAGTGGATTTAGGTACTAATCCTGGACTAGAAATTAGCAGTAATAAACTACAGATAGCTAAAGGTATCAGTCAACACGATGTGGCTCAGTTTACATCAGGTGTAGTAGACGATGACTTCCTTAGAGTTGATGGAACTACTATAGAAGGTAGAAGTGCTTCTGAAGTTTTATCAGACATTTCTGCAGCTCCTGCAGCAGGTAGTGCAAACATATTAACTACAGGTGCATTGGATTCAGGATCTATTACATCAGGATTCGGTGCTATCGATAATGGAACTTCCAATATAAGAACAGCAACATTTACTGCTGAAACGGCAGTTGTACCTGATGCTGCCAGTGGTGCTACTTTAGGTACTACATCTTTGGAATGGGGACATCTATATATTGGGGATGACCAAAAGATTTATCTTGGTGATGGTCAGGATGTAAGTCTTGAGTATGACGAGGATGGAACAGACCAATTAAGAATTGCAGGTGCAACAGTCTTTGAGAATGATATGGAAATTGCTGATTCTAAATTTATTGAGTTTGCATCAGCAGCAGGAACACCAAATGCAGACAACTCTGTACAGGGAATTGTAATTGAATTTCTTGCAACAGAAGCAATTACGCAGTTTGATGCTGTATATGTAAGCACAACTACAGGCCGAGTCGGTAGGGCTGATGCTAACGATGCTAACAAATTACCTGCAATAGGAATTGCTATTGAGGCACAAGGTAGTGCTGGAAGTTCTGTAAGAGTTCTTACTCATGGAGTGTACAGAGATGATGGTGGATTTGGAGGGAACATGACTGTAGGTGCTGATTTATATGTCAGTGAGACTCCAGGAACACTAACAACAACTGCACCTGGTGACGATGGAGACTTTGTTCAGCTTATGGGTGTCGCTATCGGAGTTAGGTCTGCATTTATTAATCCTGACTTTACAATCATAGAACACGCTTAATGGCTAACGAAATAGAGAAGGTCAACACCATAGCAATAACAGACATTGAGAAGGTCAATGGCAAGACTGATGACAACATTGAGA